CAATAGGAAAATATTATAAGGAAATAAATTGTTAAAAGAATATGGAATTGATGTACAAAGATTGTTTTTAGAAATGATGCTGCAGGATGCATCCAGTTATGTACGAGTTCAAAACATTTATAATCCTGAGAACTTCGATCGTAGTCTAAGACCAGCTGCAGAGTTTATCAAGAAGCACAGTGCTGATCACAAAACATTGCCAACTGTGGAACAAATTGCTGCCAGTACAGGTATCAAACTTGTACATACACCTGACTTGAATGACGGGCATTTTGAATGGTTTATGCAGGAGTTTGAAAGTTTTACTCGTCGGCAAGAGCTCGAGCGAGCAATTTTAAAAGCTGCAGACTTGTTGGAAAAAGGTGATTATGATCCAGTGGAAAAACTGATCAAAGATGCAGTACAAATTAGTTTGACCAAGGATATGGGTATAGATTATTTTGATGATCCTGCATTACGTATCAACCGATATTTCAATTCAGGAGGACAAGTCAGCACAGGATGGCCACAAATGGATAGACTGTTGTATGGCGGATTCAGTCGAGGTGAGCTAAACATTTTTGCAGGCGGCAGTGGGTCTGGTAAAAGTCTTGTGATGATGAACATAGCATTAAACTGGTTACAACAAGGACTCAGTGGTGTGTATGTTAGTTTAGAGTTGAGTGAAGACTTGTGTGCGCTAAGAACAGATGCAATGCTTACTAATATGGGCACTAAAGAAATTCGTCGAGATATAGATACCACAGAACTCAAAGTTAAAATGATGGCAAAAAAGTCTGGCCAGTATAGAGTAAAGGCATTGCCAGCACAAAGCAACATCAACGACATCCGCAGTTATATCAAAGAAGTACAAATACAAACAGGACTACGTGTGGACTTTGTCATGGTTGATTATTTGGATTTGTTAATGCCAGTGAGTGCCAAAGTCAGTCCCAATGATTTATTTGTAAAAGACAAGTATGTGTCAGAAGAACTACGCAATTTGGCTAAAGAACTTAATGTGTTGTTTGTAACTGCAAGCCAACTAAATAGATCAGCAGTAGAGGAAGTAGAGTTTGATCATAGCCATATTTCAGGTGGTATTAGTAAGATCAATACTGCAGATAATGTGTTTGGTATCTTTACAAGTCGTGCAATGAAAGAACGTGGACGCTATCAAATACAATGTATGAAATCACGTAGTTCAACAGGCGTAGGACAAAAGATTGACTTAGAATATAACATTGAAACTATGCGTATCACAGACTCAGGTGAATCCACTGATGAATCTAGTAGCGGGTTTGTTAAAAAACCTAGCATTTACGATAGTATCAAAACACAAAGTCGAATTTCTGAATCTATAAAAACAGATGAAGTTGAAAAAATAACTGCTGATGTTAACAGTGCTAAACTAAAGCAATTATTAGGAAAAATTAAACAATCGTGACCGATCTATATTGCTCAATGATACATGGTGGATTATATATTAATTTTCTTAATAAATCAGCCGGAATCCTCGCTGGCCACTGTTGTTTGCGATCTACTGTGTTTCCGGTTAACATTGATCACAATGTTTGGAAAAATAAAGAATTTGCTCAACTAAGAGAAATAAACAAACAAAATATATGGGATCCTGGATGTTCAAATTGTCAAAGACTTGAATCTTCAAATAATACTAGCTTTAGGACTGGTATGAATGAAGGTTTGCAAATATTTGGACAAACAAATCTAATTGGCCCTTCGAGAATTGATCTTATATTTGATATTAGTTGTAATTTAGCCTGCCGAAGTTGTGGACCTGGTTCTAGCACCTACTGGAGGCAACACCTTAAAGAAAATAAATTATGGAATGATACTGTGTCATCGCCAAGAAATAGATCTCAAGTTATCGATGTGTTATCCAAGCTTGATCTTTCTAATCTTAAGCAGTTGGTATTTTGTGGAGGCGAGACATTGCTGGGCCAAGAATACTGGCATGTAGCATCTTGGTTGGCCGATAATGTACCCAATGCTAAACAACAACTAACTTTGTGCTTTCAAACCAATGGTACACAACCTATACACTCTAGAAATTTCACAATAATTGAAAAATTTCACTTAGTAAAATTACATGTTAGTTTAGATGGAGTTGGTAATCGATTTGAATATTTACGATGGCCAGCCCAATGGAATCAAGTTACTGATAATATATTAAATTTACGAGAAACATTACCTGGAAATGTGATGTTTGTTGTAGAAGAAACCGTTAGTATTTTTAATCTTTTATATCAACAAGAACTTAAAACATGGATTGACAATAATTTTACACAAAATAGAGAAGGTGATATAACTAATCATACCAAACATATGGCCAATGGTATTTTTAGTTTACAGAACATGTCGGCTGAATATGTGGAATTTATAAAAAAAACAGAGCATCAAAATTTAATACCGCCTAACTGGAAAGAAAATCCCAAAGCAATACAAACTATGTTGGCAAAGATCAAGCAATTTGATATTCTGAGAAATGAATCTTTTGAAAAAGTATTCTCGGAATTAACAAATTTTTATGCTAGATTCTGGTAAATATTCTAAAGGTTCTGACAAATGCAAAATAAAACGCGAAGTTTATTAGAAGAATTAGATAGTCTATACACAGAACGCGATCAGCGTCATGTTATAGAAAATCGCGCCACCAATATTATTACCAGTGCTATACGATTACTAGAACAAATTGACTCTAGTTATACGCCAGAACAAGCAGATAATTTACAACGCAAATTGATTAATGCAATCAAGCTCAGAGATCCTGGAAAATTTACCCGTACAGTGAGACGCACAGATGCAAATACATGAACTAACACAAGAACAGTTGAATGAAGGCTTCATGGACACGCTTAAAAACGTAAAAAATACAGCGTATGGCCGGGCTATCGACAGTATTGGTAAAAGTATACATGATGCAGATCGGTCAGCTAGTCAAAGTGCACGCCGTGCAGTCAGGGCAGTTGGTCAAACAGTTAAAAGTGCCGCTGGTGGAGTTGCATCAGCAGTCAGAAATAATCCTGCTACTAGAGCCTACGATAGATCCACTGGTGTGCTTGGTAAAGCACCCAGTTATGCATCGACTGCACAAGCTGCCTCTCAAAAATTAAACAAACAAGGATTTGGCCCACAATATCAAGCACCGTCGGCTGACTGGCAAGACAAACTCAAAAAAGTTCAAACAGATCCTGCAGTCAAACAGTATATTCAAAGTCTGGTCTCGGCCTGGGCCAAAGCCGAACCAACTGTGGTTGCCAGCACACCCGCTCCTGCACCAAAAACCACACCAACACCCAACTATGGCACAGCAGGTGCAGGCCAATTGACTGGCGCTCCTAGCACAGTTACAACTACTCCGTTGAAACCACAAAGTTCAAATCAACCTATCAGCATTGGTGGACAAAAATTAGATCCCAACGATCCAAAAAATGCCAGTACTATTGCGGCACTCAGACGTCAAGGCGCTATAGAGGAAGCTGTATCACCAGATGAAGATGAAGATCGATATGCAGATACTTTTATATCCTGGGCAGATGAAAAACTCAAAACTAGAGAATCGCGCACCGGCGAAACAATAGAAATGAATGATGTTCGAGAATTGCCGGACATTAATGATGCATTGAATCCTGTGTTAGAACAAATTGTAAACACTCGTGGCACTCCTCAACAGGCTGCAGCCGTTGCAAAATATTTTGAAATTGCTGTAGCCGGAGTACAAGCAGTTGCACAGGCTGTCAGAAACAAAAATCCCGGTGCTCTCAGTGGCGGAATAGTCAATGCTGCAGCCGTAAAACCGGTGATGCAACAGAGATTACGTGCGCTAGGACTCACTCCTGCACAAATGCAACAGATAGGCCAAATGTTGCGAATCAACAGTGGCGACAAAACATTTAAACGTACCAACAATCCTCAAGTTGATGCACTATTAATGACCTTGGGGATGACACCCATATGAACATATTTGAAGGCGGCAATGTATTCAAAGATGGCGACGGCCGCGCCCTAACACAACGTATCAACCAAACTGATGTTAAACCTACCCTGGCTTGGCTGGATCAAATGTTGCCAGGCCTTGACCTACAAAACAACACACTGGGCAGCACAGGACTCAAACCCACGTCCGGCGACCTAGATGTTGCGGTAGATGCTAACCGTGTTACCAAAGAACAGTTGACCACCCGACTAGGTCAATGGGTACAAAGTCATGGATTTAAACCCGAAGACTATGTAAAGAAAACTGGCACCGCAGTGCATTTTAAAACTCCCATAGTTGGCAATCCTGCCAACGGGTATGTACAAACAGATTTTATGTTCTTGAAGAATGTGCCATGGTCAAAGTTTGTGCTAACTGCACCTGCTAACAGTGAATACAAAGGCGTTGATCGTAATGTGTTGATGAACTCAATTGCCAAAAGCATGGGTTATAAACTGAATCAAATTGCTGGCATTGCTGATCGTGCCACAAACCAAGTGGTCACAGATGATCCAGACAAGGTGGCCAAACTGTTGTTGAACAATCGAGCCACTCGAGATGATTTGTACAGTGTGGAAACAATCATACAAGCCCTGGCTAATGATCCCAAACGTGATGCCAAATTAGCCGACGCTAGGGAACATTTTGCCAATCAAGGCGTGCCATTTTTTGAAACCCGCGGAGAGTCAGACACAAACTTCTTGGCCAGACTAAGAGACCGTATTGTGAATCAAGGCATGCGACCATTGGTGGAATCAGCAAAAGATGTAAGAATTGAACACCTAGAAGATCTAGTGTTTGAAAAAGGCAGTCGTGGCATCAAGGAAGCACTACAAATTATTGCTGATGCAGCGGCCGATACTGCAAAAACTACCACTGTGAAATGGGACGGAAAGCCTGCTATTATATTTGGGCGCAAACCCACTGGCGAGTTTGTACTTACAGACAAGTCAGGATTTTTAGCCAAAGGCTATGACGGATTGGCCACAAGCCCGGAACAAATTGCAAAAATTATGAATCAGCGTGGTGGTGAACGTGGTGATCTAATTGCTATCTATGTCAAGCTTTGGCCCATGCTCAGTGCAGCAGTGCCGGCCAATTTCCAAGGATATATTCAAGGTGATTTACTTTATACACAAACTCCGCCCGAAGCAGCAGGTGCATATGTGTTCAAACCTAACTTTATTGAATATAAAATTCCTGCCAACAGCAACTTAGGCCAACAAATTGGCAACAGTGAAGTGGGGGTGGCCATACACACACGCATTGCTGATCCAATGAGTCCTGCCGAACCCTTGGGCGATGTTAAACTTCGCCCAGTTCCGGGACTGTTATTGATTACACCAAACGTTAAAGAAATACAAAATGTTCATCCCAATGCCAAATTAGTCTCAGAACTCAAACAACTGTTGCGAGCCAAAGGTCCGGCAATTGATCAGTTGTTTAGCCCTATAGATCTTCGC